CGGCCAGAGCGACTTCTCGTTCTCCGTGTTCTCGTTCAGGATGGCTGGAAGCTCCACGATCTCCCAAACGGGGGAGTCAGGGTTACTCACCTGATACTGTATGAGTCTGCCAGTTAAGTCCAACGGCCCCCAGCGCGTCATGATGACTATGATCGCACCGCCCGGCATCAGACGTTGCAAAGGGCCAGTCTGGAACCAACTCCACGCTGTGTCAAACGCTAGACGACTGTTTGCTTTTACGTCTTGTTCCGAATGCGGGTCATCAATAACGAATAGGTCAGCGCCGCGTCCAGCAAGAGCACCGCCGACACCGGCGGCGTAGTACTGACCACCGGCGGCTGTTGACCATTTTCCAGCGGCCTTCTGGTCATCTGCCACAAGTGTTTGGGGAAATAACTCATGATAGTGCTCATCATCCAGTAAGTTACGAACCCGCCGTCCAAAGTCTTCAGACAGCGACGCAGTGTGCGTCCCCATAATGATCTTCTTGTTAGGGTTTTTACCTAGGAAGAACGCGGGGAACAAATAAGACGAAAACTCGGACTTACCCATACGTGGGGCAATGTTGATAATTACTCTCTTCTTTTTACCGTCTAACACGTCTTGGAATATCCGCGCCAACTTCTTGTGGTGTGGCCCGACTTTGAATCCGGGGTAAACGTGTTTGGCAAAGTCAATCATGTTTGTACGACCCACGTTGACTTGGTAGCGTTTCTCACGCTCTTCCAACATACCCATAAGCTCCACCTTCTCCGCCAAGTTTAGGGTGGGGAGAGCTTTCTGGATGGCCTGAATCTCAGTTGGATTCAGTGTCAGGTCGTTCAGTTTCATTTATCTCGATGTCTTCTACTACATCAGCGTCTTGCACGCCCATGAACTTGGCCAGCTTGTCTTTAAGCTTGCGGTCGATCTCCTCATCGGTGAGGTCAGTCTTCTTGACTTCAAGCTTATCTGTAAATAAACCCACCTCTGTAACTTTACCCAGTAGTCCTAAGGCTTTAAGGCGGATGTTGGCGTTGGGGGATTGGGTTTCTTCAAAAAGTTTTGCTACGGTGTACCCGCGCAACTCTTTGGCCATCTCCACAAACTCCCAGTCATAGGCTGTCAACATGCCTGTAATGTGGCGCACAGCCTCTGGGGTTTTAAGTTGAAGCAGTTTGGATTTTTGTGTTGCGTCGTCTGTGTTTGTGGTGACGACATTGAAAGCTTCACGGGCGGCGGTAGTTTGCGCTTCCTTATTTACTTCTGCATCTGCGGCAACACCAAGTTCTTTAAGCCATTCTGTTGTAGCAACTTGCGCAGACAGCAAGTCCCCAGATGACACATCATCCAGTTCCCTGAAATCTTCCAGACTGGTGACGTCTGGCTCAAATTGCACCAAGTGTTCTAACATGCGCGGCCCTTGCAACCTCGATGGCCGGAGTGTATACTATTTCTTAAGTGATGCGGCAAGCAGTTGTCCGTTGCTTCTCCTAGACTGCAAAGTCTCTTCAGCCCCTTGATGTGAGTCAGGGGGCTTTTTTTATGGTGGAGTGTCCAACGGTTGACATAGGTTATTTGGAATTTTTATAAAATTTATGGGGTGTAGTAAATAAGGTTTACTGAAGTATTTAGAATGGCTGGGGAATAGTGTTCACACTGGGACGGGGCATGGCTGTGCATATCGGGGGGTGGGGGGTAGGTGGGGTCAGTATCAAACTGATACTGAGTCCGAGTGGTGTAAAGGGTCTTTCCAAACGCATTGTGGTATACTAGATGCATCGATTGGGGGAACTCATTCGCTGTGACGCCCCGCCACTATGCGGGGCTTTTCTTTTGGAGTAATCAATATGCAACTCGCATCCATCAAAGCACAGGCTTTCGCCGTGTTCAACAAAGCTGACAATGTGTCAGTCGTTCTTCTCTCTGACTTGTTGCCCTTAGGCATCGCCTCTCGTACTGACGCAAAGCCATTGGTCATCGAATGGGCATCTAAGAAGTACAACTGCAAGCCCTACGAGGGTCAACGCGGCACGACATTCAAGCAAGGTAGCACCGCGCGAATGGCAATGAACAGAGTGCTTAACCGCATCTTTGGCGATGAGATAGCACCAAGCAAACCCAAGGCTAAGACCAACAGCAAGACTGACAAGGTTGCTCGTTTGGTAACAAGTTTCGGTAAGTTGACTGCGGCTGAGAAACGCCGCTTCTTGGCTTCTGTGTAACAGCTTAGTATCAACTTGATACTGAGTTTTTTCCAAGCGGCGTGGATGCCAAGTCCCGCCGCTATTTCTTTTTCTGTCAAATACGAATCACTCTCATCCCGATTCAACTGGAGAACCACAATGAAATCCACACAAGTCCTGTCCCATGTATTCCTCAGCGCTATCTGCGTAGTCGTCATCAAGACCCACATTGAGGTAGCACTCGAATACATCCCGCCCTTGTGGCTTATGTTGCCCCTACTCTGCGCCTTCATGCTCGGCGTACAACTCATGCAAATCTTCAACAACGACAAGGAGTAATCAAATGAAATACCGCATCCACATCCCATCCGATACCCGCACCAAGCTCGCCGAGCTACGCAAAGACTGCAAAGCTATGGCAGACCTATACGACAAGAACCCCAAGGCATACCACGACAAGAAGCGCAAGCTCAAAGAAGAAGCCGCCCTCGATGAGTGGCAAGACATCAAGCGTTCAGCCCAACAACTGCGCCTGATATGACGACTCAGTATCAATGTGATACTGTGTTTAACCACAACTGTGTTTATATACAGGTGTGGGAACGATACCCACTATTTTTCCCATGTGGACAATCTGGTGGGTATCGCGCATCCCAATACTGGCGGGGCTTCAAGCCATACCCATCCCACAATACCTATATATATATAAGAGATAAAAAGATAAATATATATATATACAGGTTGAGGTGGGTGTGAAAAGTTATTTATCCTTTGATATGTCCGTATGCGATAGGTATCGTGGGATAGAGTAGTAGAATCGCCAGTAAACATCGGACAACCGAGATACCCACTAGGTTGTCCAGTAAGGAAAAATGGTGGGTATGCTCGAACAACGAAGTGGACAAATGTATGAAAAAGTGTAACAAATGCGGAGAAGAAAAGCCTCTCGCCGAGTTCAACCGCAGACTCACACGCGCACAAATGCAAGCCCGAGGCATGAAAGGTGATGTGCTTATGACCATCTCCTCCAAGAATTGCAAAGCTTGCCAACCCAAGCGCACACCCCCAAGCAAGAAGACCCGCAAGGAATTGCACAACATGGTGGTGAGTGGCGACATAGGGAAATCAAAGATGGAATCCATCATTGAGGAACGCCAACGCATGGCACGGCTCATCATGAGCAAGGCACGCTACGAGGCATGGGTAGACAAGTGGCGCAACCAACTCAAACAAACCTTAGACCCGATGGGTTATGAAATTAAAAAGGTGAGAGCACAGCGTAGCTACGCCGAACAGATGGGACAAGGCGAGTACGAGGGGTTACTAAAAAAGTACCTATCAATACTGATGCGGGAGAAGAGCAGGATACTGCTCGACTTCGAGGCAGAGCCAAGCAAGTACAAGAAAGAGAAGCGTAACTGGTGGGAGTTGGTCTCATCGTTTGCCATTGAGTCATTGCGTGACCGCTGGCTATCAATAGGAAGGGAGGACAGAGAGCACATGAAAGTGCCCGAGCTATTGTCTCGGCGCAGAGACGACTGAGTATCACCCTGATACTGAGTTTACACAAACAACTTTAGGAGAAGCAGAATGAAATATTACATCGGTGCAATCGAAACTCGTAATGGCGATATGGATAGTGATTCAGTCGTCAAATTCAAAACCAAGGGTGACCCCGACAAATACTTGGATAGGTTAACCAAAAGCTTTTGGGGCGACTGCCATAGTCGTGAAGATGAATGGTATTGGTTCGGTGACCACGCAAGCCGAGCAGGTGAGTTGAAAGAAATAACCAAAGAGTTATATGAAGCACTCCCATCACCGTTCATCGTAGAACTTAGAACAAAGTAAGGAGAAACAACATGAATGTATACAAAATAACTGTTGATGTGTGGGTAGTGGGCAAAGACAAGAATGAAGCCATTACAAATCTCATGGACGACTTGGGCTATCTCGGTAGTCTTGATGAGGAATACATAAAGGTGGTCGGCTACAAGCACCCTGAAGAGGCGCAGAGCGATGAAGAAGCAACCAAACTGTATGAACAGAATGGGTATGTGGGGTATTACCAAACAACTTTAGGAGAAGTGAAATGAAGATATCAGTACTGAATACACCTTATGTAGATTTAGATGACTTGATTGAAGAGCATGGCGAAGACAAGGCGCAAGTCTTGTTCGAGCAATTCAGAAACACACCGCCCGATGGTGAACCCGACAAGGAGTTTGCACAAAGCATCGTTGACCGCTTGCCAAAAGGTATGGCGGTGCTGACAAAAGTCGAATGGATGTTAGAGAACCCCGAATCTGAATCGGATTTGCATTGGTGTCAGCACTATCACTTTGATTTCCCAACAATAAAAAGCAAGGGGATGGTTGAGGTGGGGGGCAACCACTACTACGCATATGTCGAGGGTGATGACAATGGTGGTGAAACATGGAAGCATCAGGGTGACGCTATCCAGTATCTTGAAGACGCAGTTACACGATTAAAAGGAGAAGTTAAATGAAACAAAAGACAAACATACAACTCGTCACACACATGATGACATACAGCAAACAAGGCGCGCTCATGCAAGCCTTCATCATCGAAGCAATAGCCAATTATGCAGAGTCAGTCAAAGCAAACCCGCTACCTGACAACAGCTTCGTAAGTCCACACGCATGGGATGCCTGTGCTAGTGAGGCACTCGATGCAATCAACAACCGCAACAAGGAGACAGCAGAATGAACGAAAGACAAGAACACGATTGGCACATCGAGCTTGCTCACATAAGGGCGGAACTGCGCTATGTGGTGGAGAACATCGACAGCATAAGCAAACGCTACGAAGTAGAACTGAAGCTTGAGAATGTGCTGTACCGCGTACATGAACTGTGTGAATTAACCAAGGGAGAAACAACATGAACATAGATAAATACAACAAGGGCGCAGGCAACAGGTTCGTGTTGGTCATAACTTATGACGAGGCGAATGATTTGGGAGAAGCACTACAAAATGTAGTCGGTGACATTGGGGTAGGTAAGACGCTTGCAAATGAGGCATCGGATACCTATGCGTATGGTTTTGAAATTGAAGGGAGAGACAGCATGAAAAAATTTATCGTTTCAGTTTTGCGTACATCGTATGCGTGGCGTGACATTGAAATCACCGCCGCAAGCGAGGCCGAGGCCCGAGCCACTGTGATGGACATCTGCGGGGACTACGAGTACAAGGGTGAGGATGCCGACTATTCCATCGAGCACATCAACAACCAAGGAGAAACAGAATGATAGACGAGCAATACAAATTTCCGTGCGAAGACTTATCACACGCCACATACAAGTGGGGCATTGAGTATTCCAACGGTGCGGACGGCGATGAGGTTGTCCATGTCGAGTGGTTCACAACTGAAGAAGAACGCAACCAAGTATTAAAAGGAGAAAAAAGGAGAAACACAATGAAACGATTCGTAATCTTTGGGGACATCGAGTTCTTTGACGGGGACTCAGCACTCATACACCGCGTCCACACCGCCGAGTACATAGCCGATGGTGACATAGAGGCGAAAGCCGCAGAGCTAAACAACTGTGACTTCCTCTCACCGCACGACTACAAGGGCAGGATACTGTTCATGCAGTATCCCAAGGAGATAGAAGAATGAAAACAAATGAACTGACAGGACACGCCCTTAACTGGGCGGTGTCGCAGGTCGAGGGCATAGACCACGATACGGCTATTCTTAACATCACTATTGGTGATGACAACGGCTGGTTCCTCGACTACCTGACTTGGGCGCAAGGTGGGCCGATTATTGCGCGTGAAAGGATGGACATTGAATGCTGGGACTTTCACTCCATGCCTTGGAAGGCATCCATGTGGTGGGACGATGAATCCTCATCTGGGGATATACAAATGTACGGCACCACACCCCTGATCGCCGCCATGCGGTGCTATGTAGCAAGCAAGCTCGGCGATGAAGTCGAGATACCCAAGGAGTTAACAACATGACAAGGTTCACACCCATACGCATCACCTTTGTGATGGCGTATCTGATAGCGTGCGTAGTTCTCGCCCTCGACTTGTTCGTGTGGCGGATGGGCGTGATGTGCTACCTGTGACGCACAGGGAACACTCATTGCCTTTTGAATCTCAGTATCACTCTGATACTAAGTTGCGTTGCTGGTGCGCCTCACCAGTATTTTAAATGGAGTAATCAACATGACATACATCGACCACACAAACCAAACAGAAACCACAGTCCCCGACTTGGACACACCTCACGAACCTCAACCCAAGCCCCCTACCTCAACGCTGATACACACCTTGCTTCATGCAATCAATACGCACATTGACCAACAAGTCGAGGAGAAGGTCAGCGCCGTCTTGCAAGCGCATGGCACTATTAAGTACATCGACGAGTCGTTCAGGGAGGCAATCAAAGACATCGCAGAAGAATCGATAAGCGAGCACAACGACACAGAGGAACACTTGAACACTGACTCGGTGGTGGAGTTGATGGACGACCGCATCACAGAGCAAGTACGCAGAGAGGTGAGGGACATCGACATCAGCGACCAAGTGCATGACGCCATCACAGACTACGACTTCGATGACAAGTTTGATGCGTACGACATTGACGACAAGGTAGAGATGTACCTAGACAACAACGACTACCCTGACGCAGACCGCGTGCAGGAGATTATTGAGGAGGTACTTGAAGAGAAGTTGGCAAGCACATTGATAAAACTTTTGGAGAAACTAAATGGAGTTTGAAGAACTAAACAGTAACGCAAAGAGCAACGCCATATCCCAGTATGGCGAGCCGCCCGATGATTGGTATGAGCCAGTCTACGCACAGTACATCGGTGACAAAGCAGTAGAAGCTACAGGTATGTTGGTTGACCAAATCTACTACTCAGGTTTCTACTCGCAAGGCGATGGCGCATCGTGGACAGGACGAGTCAACCTCGATGACTTCATTCAGCATTATGTAACGCCTACGCACCCCAATGCAGGGCGGTACACAGTTCTGCTTGCGTTGATGCAGGAGGAGTGGATAGGCATCAGGGCACTCATCTATACCACTTCATTCATGTATGTCCACTCAGGTGGTATGCGGTTGGAGGGCGTGACCATTACTGCGGACATTGATGCTGATGACAACGACTCGGTGTTTAGGCAAGGCATCTTCCAAGGTGCTGGCGTCAATGGTGTGGCGCGTGCAATAGATATTGAGAGTCTGGTCAATGACTTAGAAGAGTGGGTGCTCAAAGAGGCAAAGTCATTGGCTGATGATATTTATAAGGCACTTCGTGATGAGTATGAGGCATACACAAGCGAGGAAACTTTTAAAGAAATCATCTATATAAACGGCTGGCGCTTCGATAGCAAAGGCAATATTTCAACTGAAGAGGAGGTGTCCCATGGGATATAGGTCAGATGTAGCGTATGTCATACGCTTTGAAACAGTAGAGCAACGAGACACATTCG